AAATCTTCAGCTACAGATTTTCTCTTAGTCTCTTCTAACTCGCCATCACCTCTCAGGCTTGATACGTCATTGATTTTTGCTAACGCACCAACCAACTCAGCATGTGACTGATTAATGAAAGGGTCGTTCCCCAAGATATCAGCATTGATAGAAGGCAGAACGTCTAACGCTTGCCTTAACTTATCGAAGCTTGAGTCTTTAAAGAAGACCTTGTCCGAGTCATAGTTATTTAATTTGTCCGCAATATGCTCGACCTGTTCTACCAAAGCTTCAACAGTAGTCTGAAAAACATTAGCAACATTTTTTCTGATTCTGCTTTCAGTAGCTTCTTCAATTTTTCTTTGAACACTAGCAGAGACATTAAGTCTAATGTCTCTAGAGTTACCTGTATCAGGAATAACCTGTGGCTCAATATCAAATTTGAATTTAGAACGTATGTCCTCAACGTGGGGATAATCGTCAGGGTCGTAAGCTTCACCGAGGTGTAACTTAGCATCCTCAACTAACTGTGGGTACTCGTCACAGAACGCATCAACCTCTTTATAAAATTCAGTCTTTGCATCCTCTAAAGCTTGCCACACTCTATCAAATTCCCTGTTAGGACAAAGTCTCCAACCGCTTACAACCTTTCCATCACCATCAGACGTATTGTCATCCCAAGGCAAAGTCAAAGGATAGTAAACATTGTTGCGTACTTGATTAATTATTCTCCTAAAATACTTGTTGGCATTCTTGCCGACCAAGTGTTTAGAAACGTGAAGAGAGTCCGACTCAGCATTCTTATCTTCTGCCAAATCTCCTCTCAGTCTTTTGTCTGCTTTTATGCCACTCCAAAATTTCGTAGTTAAACGAATTAGCATGGCATTCTGCGACAAAGTAGTAGTAGTATTTTCTGTCATAAAAACCTCCTAAACAAAATATATACTAGTTAATAATTATATTTCACTCTGCCCACTAGTGTGTTGCAGTTACCTGTGGTATTTGCAATACAGCAGTAGGTTCGTGAAACCCTAACACCCTTGTCACAGGGTTAGGTCGTCACCGATACCTAGTTTAATGTTTCGTCTGAATCTCACAGAACTCCTCAGAGGGTTAGTACTCCAAATCCCTATTCGCCAACTTGAAGGCTGAATAAGAATCGGTGTCAATGAGTTCGCTTCTCTTCTCTGTGCATTGTCTAACAAAGAAGATAGAAAACTCAGGTGTTGGGTAGCACTCTTTGAAGAAGTCCAAAGCATTCTCAAAGTAAGTGAAAACTTTCTTATCGTTTGCATTTGTCACAACGTCAATCAATGCAGTAGCAGTAGCAAAACAAAGTCCAACATCTTCTATAGTCTGCTTACATCTTCCCTCAACTATTTCAGTCAAGTTCGGTATGTCGTTCATTAGCAGTAAGAAGTTCTTAAACTCAATCGCTTGCACTTCACCCACAAAGCTTTTGACTAGTTCCTGTATGATTGATTCATCAGGATTAGTCTTCAGCACGTCACTCAGATTAGTCCAAGTTCTAGGGGAAGGCTGAGAACCCAACTCTTTAGAATCGAAGTCATTCAACGCTTGTGGCTGGTAGTTAAGGTAACCCATAACTCTTGAGTCAACACCATGTGATGTTGCCCACTTAGACCAATCGTTGAAGTCATGTTCAAACTCTATCAAGGACACCCTACCCACAACATGAGAAGGTATCTTGTTAGAAGACGCTCTGTCGCTTGACCTGTTACCAGCACAAACAACTTTCCATCCCTCAGGCAGAACATATTCACCAAGTCTTTTCTCCTTGATTAATTGTCCAGCCAAAGTCTGAACGCTGGGATGAGCCTGTGCAAATTCATCCAAGAACAAAAGACCTTCACCTTTTGTTGGAAGATTACCAAGGAACGCTCGCTTCTGATTATTGTCCTTATCAAGATAGGGCAGACCTCCAAGGTCCACCGACTCAAGCAAAGACAATCTGAAATCTATGAACCCAAACTCCTTTGAGTTAGGTGCAAGATTATCTACAGATAGCTTTCTGTTACCAGCAAGTTCATTTGCTATATCAAGAACAACTGCCGACTTACCGACACCTGTTCCACCCAATAGGAAAGGAGTTATCCCCCCTTCCAAAGTTTTAAGAGCAATCGCTCTAGCTATTGATGGTTTCATTTTTACCTCCTAGAAATCATCAGTTAATAAATCTGTTTCATCCTTTTGGAATCGTCAGCCAAGGCACACACCTTGATACAGATAGGGGCAGTTTATTAGACCGCCCCCACAATGGTTAAGATTTATCTCCGCAATACGCTGGCGAAGTGTCAATAAGATATTTGGCTTCCCTCAAAGTATCTGTTGCATCATTCCAACGCACACTATAGAAATCTGATTTTTCTGTAGGCACTTCGTAGTTGCCCAAAAAGTCGACAGGTTCGCCTATGCTCCAATACACATAATCTTGTTGCCTTCTTTGGATTACATAACCTCTGTACAGATATCCCTCAAGATATATCTTCTTTGCTCTATGTTTCATAATTCCTCCTAAAGAATTAATTGGTTAATAATTCAACTGTTTCTGCTTTCGCTTCATTCAGGCTGGACACACATCCAGCGACAGTAGGAGGTACTGTCAGTTAGTTTTTACTCTTCCCTAGAATGAAAGTTTTTCTACTGCCTTCGCCTACTCTAACTTTCACCATGTACTTAGTCAGCTTTATAGTTCGCTCTACTAAGCATCCCTCAAGTATATCTGTCACCTATCTATCACAGGGAGGGGAATTTCATCCCATCAAAGACTTGCAATAACTGTCACCTATTGTTCGTCACCTACGCCTGTTGGATTCTCTTCTTGCCCGCGTTACAGAAGCCTAGCTTTATGATTCACTAGGAGGGGAGTCATCACGACTACGCTCATGTGGTACATATTAGCATCCCTATCCTCATTTGCAACATCTTTCTTATCGCCATAAGTGAGAGCATCATGCGAGCGTTCCCATAGAACCTGTGACGAGTTAATATTCCTCCTATGGATGAGACAAAAAAACCGCAACTAGAGATAGTAAAAAAGAAGGACCAACTGACCATAAAACAGAGAGCCTTTGTTGATGAAATAATCAAGGGCAAGTTGGGTAGCTACAAGGAAGCGTATGCAAAGGTATATGACGTAGCCTTAACCAAGGAAGGCAAGATACCGAAATGGGTAGAGGTTGAAGCAAGTAAGCTTGTGGCGAACCCTAAGATAGCACTAAGCATACAGAAGGCTATCGAGAGGAAGGAGACCTCGGCAGTTGCTTCTAACCTACGAATAAAGAATTACGTTTTGGAACGACTATACAAAGAGAGTCAGGAAGCAAGTTCAGATTCTAGCAGAGTGCAAGCATTACATTTGTTAGGAAAGACTGTTGCTCTGTTCTCGGATGTAGTAGAGACAAAAGAAGCACGAACCACAGACCAAATAGAAGAGGAGATAGAGGAAAGGATATTGGCACTTCTAGAAGAGGATAATCAGTAACCGACCAGCACACCCACAGACGCACCCACACATGCGACCCAAACAGAGGTGCATGTGCATGTGCGTGAGAGCGACCTAATAAGAAGAGACAAATCCCAGCGAGTACCACCCTATTTTTGAGCCAGCTTCTCGTGCACCCGCACCCCCCTGTGTGCCCGCACGCACGCACGTCATATATACATAGTGATTTGCACATTTAATTACAACTATTCCCAACCATATCGCATTTTGCTATCAGGTTTTGTAGGTATGCCTACCCCCTTTTCCTAGAAAACGTCTAGGGACTCCTAGACCCGAAAAAAAATTGTTGCATTTTTTTGTGAAGGGGTGCATAGTTGTAGAATCTGTAGGTAGATATACCTAGTTGATATCTAGTTTAGTATTCATCTAGGCTAGATTACTTCTCTCCTAGTTTGCTTCTAGTATTTTTGTTTAGTAATTTATTAGTAATTAGTTATATACTAGATAGATGAGTAGTGTTCTAAGTAAGATTCAGAACTTATCAGTAGATGAGAAAGAAGAGTTATTAGGATTACTAGAGGAACTTGAAGAGGCTAAGTCTCGGGAACACTGCCACGACAAGTTCCTCACCTTTGTTGGTGAGATGTGGTCTGCTTTTATACATGGTAAACACCATGAGATTATGGCGGAGGCTTTTGAGAGAGTTGCGAATGGCGAACTTAAAAGACTTATTATCAATATGCCACCCAGACATACGAAGTCTGAATTTGCTTCTTTCCTTTTGCCCGCATGGTTTCTAGGAAGATATCCCGATAAGAAGATTATCCAAACCGCACACACGGCTGAACTGGCTGTGGGATTTGGTAGAAAGGTTAGAAACCTTGTTAACAGTAAAGACTATAAGAACATATTCCCTAATGTGAGCTTGCAAGCTGATAGTAAAGCAGCAGGAAGATGGAATACCAACAAGGGCGGAGAATACTTTGCGATAGGTGTTGGTGGTGCTGTTACAGGTAAAGGTGCGGACTTATTAATTATAGACGACCCTCATAGTGAACAAGAGGGTGCTAGTTCTGATATAAACATTTTCAATAGGACCTACGAATGGTACACCTCAGGTCCACGACAAAGACTACAACCCAAAGGAGCTATTGTTGTAGTTATGACTAGATGGCATCAAAAAGACCTCACAGGACAAGTTGTTGATGCGTCTATAAAGAGAGGCGGTGCAGACCAATGGGAAGTCATAGAATTACCCGCTATACTTCCATCAGGCAATCCACTGTGGTCTGAGTTTTGGAAGCTTGAAGAATTAGAAGCACTTCGAGCAGAACTGCCCGCATCCAAGTGGTCAGCACAATATCAGCAAGACCCCACTGCTGAAGAAGGTGCTTTAGTGAAAAGGGAGTGGTGGCAAGATTGGAACTACAACGAACCTCCTCAATGCGAGTTCATCATACAATCTTGGGACACAGCATTTTTAAAGTCGCAGAGAGCTGACTACTCCGCTTGCACTACTTGGGGTGTATTTTATAAAGAAGATGAAGACGAAGGCTCAATAGTGCCTAACATCATACTGTTGGATGCCTACAAAGAAAGATTAGAATTTCCAGACCTCAAAGTGGTAGCGATGGATAAGTATAAAGAATTTAAGCCTGATGCTTTTATTGTTGAGGGCAAAGCTGCTGGTATGCCTTTGATATTTGAATTAAGGCAAATGGGTATACCAGTACAAGAATACACACCCAGTCGTGGTAACGATAAGATATCTAGAGTAAACGCAGTCTCTGATTTGTTTGCTTCTGGAGTTGTATGGTGTCCACAAACAAGATGGGGTGAAGAAGTTATAGAAGAGTTTGCAGCATTCCCTAATGCAGAACATGATGATTTGGTTGATAGCAGTACGCAAGCTCTGTTAAGATTTAGACAAGGCGGGTTTGTACCACTTTACTCAGATGAAGAGGATGAGCCTTTAGAACATAATCGCAAAGCAGATTATTACTGATAGGAGTTTACATTGGCTATAGACAAACCAGCTACACCCATAGATGGCTTAATAGAGAAAGAGCCTGAAGAGGAATTACAAATTGCAATAGAGAATCCAGACTCTGTAGCCATAGCCACAGAAGATGGTGGTATGGTTATAGATTTTGACCCGCAAGAAGAAAAGCCTGATTCAGAGTTTGGCAGTAACCTTGTGGAATTTATAGACGACCAAGAATTAGAACACATAGGTTCTGATTTAATATCCGCATTCAATATGGATAGGGACTCTAGAAAAGAATGGGAAGAGACCTATACCAAAGGATTAGACCAGCTAGGTTTAAAGATAGAAGAAAGAACTCAGCCTTGGAATGGAGCGTGTGGTGTATTTCACCCTATGCTATCAGAAGCAGTAATACGTTTTCAGTCACAGGCTATAGCAGAAATATTTCCTGCTGCTGGTCCAGTTAAGACCAAGATAGTTGGTAAGATTACTGACGATAAAGAAAAACAGGCTCAACGAGTAGAAGACTATATGAACTATCTTCTGACTTATGAGATGGCTGAATACAGAACTGAAACAGAGAAGCTGTTGTTTTCTTTACCTTTAGCTGGTTCTGCTTTTAGAAAAGTTTATTACGACCCAACGCTAGGAAGACCTAGTGGTATCTTTGTTCCCTCAGAAGATGTGGTTGTTAACTATGGTGCTAGTGATTTAGATACTTGTGAAAGAGCAACTCACGTTATGCGTATGTCATCTAATGATATTCGTAAGATGCAAGTAAACGGATTCTATCGTGATGTAGAAGTAGCAAGCGGAGACCGCACCTATACTGACGTACAAGAAAAGTATGACGAGTTAACAGGAGAAATGCAAAACAACTCCTACGACCAAAGGCATACTGTATTGGAGATGCAGGTTAATTTAGACCTCAAAGGTTTTGAAGATGAATCTAATGGTCAGCCTACAGGTATCGCATTACCTTATGTGGTAACTGTCGATTATCCTTCAGGCATAGTCTTGAGTATTCGTAGAAACTATTACGAAGATGACCCACAAAAGAAAAGACGTTCACACTTTGTGCATTATCAATACCTACCAGGTATAGGCTTTTATGGTTTTGGTTTGATACACATGATAGGTGGTTTAGCTAAATCAGCAACCAGCTTACTCAGACAGTTAGTAGATGCAGGTACGCTATCTAATCTACCAGGTGGTTTAAAGGCTAGAGGTCTTAGAATCAAAGGTGATGATACACCTATAATGCCTGGAGAATTTAGAGATGTAGATATAGCTGGTGGAGCTATCAAGGACAATATAACCTTCTTGCCTTACAAAGAACCATCAGGAACTTTGTATTCTTTGTTACAGAACATAGTTGAAGAAGGTAGAAGGTTCGCAAGCATATCGGATATGAAAGTATCGGATATGAACTCACAAGCACCTGTCGGAACTACCCTAGCTTTGCTAGAAAGAAACATGAAAGTTATGACTGCGGTACAAGCAAGACTTCATGCTTCTATGCGTAAAGAGTTTGATATCTT